CGGCCACCGCCTATCCCGATCCGAACCTTGAACGGGTTAGTGCCGGCCAAAACCGCAAGCCGCCCGAAGAGGTTATCCCTTAGCGCTGCCAGACCAGCATTACCGCCCCCGGCAGCAGGTTGCTGATCACCCAGACCCCGCACATCCCCCAGACCGACAGCTCGGCCAACCAGGCCAATGTCAGGGCCAGGACCACGACGGCGGCGGTGATCAAGGCTAGACCGATGGCGGTCTCCGATGCTACCAAAGCATCAGATGCGCCCTCCAGCACATCTATCCGGCGGCGGGTCGGGGGGTTGCCAGGCCTACCCGGTCCGCCGCTATGATGCGCCATGCGGCGCCGCGACACCACACCCCCGACGGACTACCTCCCGACTGAGTTGGCCCCCCTGCCCTATGGGGCGGGTGCCGATGACGACGAGGCGATCCGCACCTCGCTCTACCTGAACTACGGCAATGTCGGCCTGGCTGCCCGGGCGCTCGGCTGCCTGCCCGGCGACCTCGCCCGCCGGATCGAGATGTTGCCCAGCCTCAAGGCCGACCGCGAAGCCGCGCGCCGGATGATTGTCGACCAGAGCGAAGCCGTCGTGATCGAGCAGCTGCTCGACGAGGATTCCCCCGACCGGCGCGACGAGGCGGCCAAATTCGTGCTGACCTCGCTCGGCAAGTCGCTCGGTTGGGGCGCCAGCACCACCTCGGCCGCTGCCGGCTTCTCGCTCTCGGACGGATCGGGTAGACAGCTCACGGTGAAATGGCAGACGGATTCTGATTAGGGGGCGCCATGCCGCTCGTCCTGACCCCGGCCACCCGAGCGGCCATCACCACCCTGGCTGAGCGGGCCTATCTGCAGCCTTACACCCCGGCCCACACCAAGCGGCTGTTTCACACGCCGCTGCCTGAGCGCAGCCTGATCGCCCCGCACGGCTACCGGATCTCCTTCGTCGTCGGCCAGTGCCGGCCGCATTGGCCGTGCCGGCACCTGCGCGTCACCGGTCCGGAGCGCTGGCCGCTCATGCCCGATGTCCGCTACCTGATGGACGCCTTTCGCTTCGACGGTCCGCTCGAGGAGTGCCTGACCTGGGCCGACGGCAGTCCCAACCGCCGGAATGTTAATATATTGCAGCCGGTTAACGGGGACTGGTCACCTCTTCAATCAGCTTGAGTGACGAACCCCTTGATCGCATGATATGACAATTCCCGGATCTGATGGGGCACAGCCACTCTCCGGAGGATCCCGTGGTGGCCGGGCGTCTCTCGCCCGGTCACTATTGCCGGGAGGGTACGTGACAGCCGACGTCATCACCTTGAATTATCGACCGCGACGGCATTTTCAGCCGTTTCATAATTCATTGAAGCGGTGGCGGTACGTTGTGGCGCATCGTCGGGCCGGCAAGTCTGTGTCGTTCGTCAATGAGCTGATCAAGCGCGCTTTGTTGAATACTCGAGATGTTCCTGTCCCCAGATATGCATATGTGGGCCCTACCTTTGCGCAGACCAAGGACTTGGTCTGGTCATACCTCAAGCAATATACGCAGGATCTGCCGGGCGTCACCTATTCAGAAAGTGAATTGACCTGTCGTTTGCCCAACCGAGCTATGATTACACTGTATGGTGGCGGGCAGGCCTATAATCGGATTCGAGGATTATATTTGGATGGTGCAGTGCTTGATGAATATCCTCTTATCAATCCAGAAGCTCTTAATTCAGTTATTCGACCGGCTTTGGCCGATTACCAAGGTTTTGGTATTGTTGCTGGTACCCCCGCTGGTCGTGACCATTTCTATGATTTGAAAGTCCAGGCTGAACACAGCCCTGATCTTTGGGATGTCTTTAATATTCCCGTCACGATGACCAATGCTCTCGATCCGGATGAGCTGGAGGAGATGCGCCGGCAGCTGACGCCGCATCAGTTCGAACGCGAGCTGATGTGCAGCTTCGAGGCTCCGGTCGAGAATTCCTACTACGGCGACCTCATGGTCCAGGCCCGCCTGGACGGCCGGTTGACGAAAGTCCCCTACGATCCGCGCGCCAAGGTGATCACCGCCTGGGACCTGGGGATGAAGGATCTGACGACGATCTGGTTTGCCCAGAAGATCGGCCAGGAGATCCGCTTCGTCGATTTCTACCAGAACTCGGGCAAGGGCCTCGACCACTACGCCCGCGTGCTGCAGGAGAAGGGCTACCTCTATGGGTCCCATCTGCTCCCCCACGATATCAAAATCCGCGAGCTGGGAACCGGACGAAGTCGATTTGAGACCCTATTGTCGCTCGGACTTGAACCCTTGGTGGTCCCCGATCACGGCATTGCCGACGGTATTTCCGGAGTCCGTTCGATTATTCCCATCGCCTGGTTTGACGAGGCCAAGTGCGAACTCGGCATCGACGCCCTGCGCTCCTACCACGTCCAGACCGCGCCGACCGGCATGACGGTGCGCGACGCCCCGGCCCATACCTGGGCCAGCCACGCCTGCGACGCGATGCGCTACTTCGCCATGGGTCTGCATCTGACCACCGCCTGGTCGCCCGGGGCGCTCCGCCGCAACGTCAAAGGCATTATCTGATGGCCCATCCCGGCCGCACGCGTCCCGCCTCGCTCGGTCCGATCGACCCCGACGAGCCGCCGATGCCGCAGATCTTCCCCAAGCTGCAGCGGGAGCTGGACACTTCCGGCTACGCCAATCCGGACGAGGACACCGACTACATCGCCGCCATCCACGCCATCATCGAGGATGCCCGCGACTACAACGACAACTTCCTCGCCCCGGCGCGTGAATACGCCACCGCGCTCTACAACGGCGAGATTCCGCGCGTCGCCGACGAGGGCCGCTCCTCGATCGTCTTGACCGAGGTCCGTGATTTGGTGCTGGCGATGCTGCCGAGCCTGATCCGGCTGTTCACGGCCCAGGATCATCCGGTCAATTTCCTGCCCCGGACCGAAGACGACGTGCCGATGGCTGAAGAGGCCATGGACTACGTCGCCTATGTCTGGAATTACGACAATCCGGGTTTTCTGAACCTCAACGCCATCCTTAAGGACGCGCTGATCAAGCGCACCGGCATCGCCAAGTGGTGGACCGAGCGCGAAGCCGAGGTGGTCGAGCAGAGCTACACCAACCTGACGCTCGAGCAGCGCCAATACGTCATCTCGCAGCCGCGCACCCAGGTGGTCAACGAGGAACGCCGCGACAGCCCCAAGATCGAGGGCGCGGCGCCGGGGCAGCCGACCGTCGGACCTCCCGGACCGATGGAGGCGGCGGGCCCGCCCGGTCCTCCTCTCGGGCCGGGCGGACCTCCGGCTGGCATGGGCAAGGTGATCGAGCCGCGCTTCGATCTGACTGTGCGCCGGCTTAAGCTGACGCCGAAGCATAAGGTCATGGCCGTTCCGCCGGACGAGTTCCGGATCAGCCGCGAGGCGCGCGACGTACAGACTGCCGCCTGCGTCGGCCAGGAGCGCCTCGTACCGCTGTCACAGCTGGTCCAGATGGGCTACCCGCCTGGCGACATCGCCGACGAACATGCCGGCTCGGGGCCGAGCTATGCGACCGCCGAGCAGGAGGCGCGCAGCCCCGGCGGCGTCGGCATGATGCTCGCCAATGCCCGCTCGGCGTCGGAAGGGGATCCGCTGATCTGGTTCGGCGAATGGTTCATCCGCATCGACAAGGACGGTGACGGCGTCCCCGAGCTGCGCAAGATCTGCACGATGGGCGACGGCGATAGCATCGTCTCCGACGAGCCGGCGGCCCGAGCCAAGTTTGCGATCTTCTGTGCCGACCCGGAGCCGCACACCGCCATCGGCCATTCGATCGGCGAGCAGGTCGAGGACCTGCAGAACATCAAGACCAACATTCTGCGGAATTACCTGGATGCGCTGGCCTCAACCATTCTACCGCGCCTGGTGGTCGTCGATTCGATGGCTAACCTCGACGATGTCCGCAACAATGAGATCGGCTCGATCATCCGGGTCAAGGATGCGGCAGCTGTTCAGGCGCTGAACACGCCCCCGCCGCCGACGACGATCCAGCAGACGCTCGAATATCTCGACCTGATCGGCCATCGCCGGACCGGCGTCACCGAACAAAGTAAAGGTTTGGACCCGAAAGCCTTGCAGTCGACCGCGACGCCGGGCGTGCAGATGCTGGTCAGCGGTGCGCAGGAGCGGATCGAGTTGGTTGCGCGCACGCTGGCCGAGACCGGCTTCCGTGACATGTTCAAGGGACTGCTGCAGGAGATCATCGAGAACCCGATCCCCGAGCGGATGATCCGGTTGCGCGGGCATTGGACCAAGGTGACGCCCGACCAGTACGACGCCACGATGGATGTCGAGGTGAATCCGGCCATCGGCCGCGGCTCGGATCAGGACCGGCTGCAGATGCTGAGCCAGGTGCTGGCGGTGCAGAAGGAGATCATGGCCAGCCAGGGCGTCGACAACCCGATGGTCGGGCCGATGGAGTTCCGCAACACGCTGACTGACCTGATGTCGATTTCGGGCGTTAAGAACGTCAGCCGCTATTTCAAGCCGATCGACCCGCAGCAGCTGCAGGCGGCGCTGAAAGCGGCCGGCGAGAAGCCGAACGCCGAGATGGTCTTCGCCCAGGCCGAGGCCGACAAGGTGCGGGCGCAAGTGGTCAAGACGCTGACTGACGCGCGCGTCAAGACCATCGAGATGGGGCTCAAGGACGACCGCGAGCGGGACAAGCTCGACGCCGAAATCGCCATCAAGGGCGCCGAGATCCAGACCAAGGGCGTCGAGCTGGACCAGAACGCCGTGCAGATGGCGATCGACGCCACTCGGCCGGAGGAGGCCAAGTCGTCGGCCGAGGGCATCCCCAAACCACCTATGGAGCCCTTTGCCGGCCCTCCGCAGCCGCTACAGCCCGAAGAGCCTAATCCGGGTGTCCCACAGCCCTCCAAGGCCGGACCGCCTCCAGCGCCCCTCCCAGCGCCCTTGCCGCCGCAATTGAACTTGCCGCCGAACTTTGGGCAGCGTCGATGAGTGAGCCGATCGACATGCTGCAGCGCGACGAGCGGGCGGCCGACGCCCAGGAGCTGCTCGACAACCCGCTGCTGCAGGAGATCTACGGCAAGCTCGAGACCGATGCCTTCGAGGCCCTGGTGCGAGCCGAGCCCGGCTCGTCGGCGGCGACCGCCTGCCACTTGCGGATCATGGCGCTCAGGGCGCTGCAGGCCGACCTGATCCGACTGGTGGATGACCCCAAGATGCTGCGCGCCGCGAGTGAGCGCCGGCGTCGATTGTCGACATAGGTGACTCATGGCTGATACCGAACTCGCAGATCATTTCGAGGCCGTCCTCGATCAGGAGGAAGGCAAGCCTGCGCCGCGCCGCGAGAAGGCCGAGCTCGCGGAAGGGGTCGAACAGGAAGATCTGTTTCCACAGCGCGAGATCGAAGGCGAGGAAGCCGACGATCCGGATATTGACGCCGAGGAAGAGGACGAGGATGCTCGTCCGGCTAAAGTCGAGGAAGAGGAGGACGAAGAACAGGCCGAGCTTGATTTGGCTCAGGTCGTGCGGGTGACCGTGGACGGAGAACCAGCCGAGGTTTCGCTCCAAGAAGCACTCAACGGCTATGTCCGCGCCGAAACGTTTCACCGCCGCTTGAACCAATTACAGCAGGTCGCCCAGCACGTCGAAAAGGAACGAGCCGATCTCGCCCAAGGGCGGGAATACTACTCGGCTCTGATACCCGCCTTGCAGCAGCAATTGGCTTCGTTGCAGCCTCAGGAACCCGACTGGGACAAGCTTTACGACGAAAACCCCGTCGAAGCCGCCAAGTTGGAACGCCAATGGCGCACCTACCGAGAAAAGCTGGGGCAGCTGCACCTGGAGCACCAAAAGGTGCAAGAGGAACAGGCGCGGGAGCGGCAGCGGCAAGAAGCGATTTTTGAGGATACGGAACGACGCAAGCTTGTGACGCTGGTCCCGGAATGGGCCGACGCCAAGCGGTGGGACCGGGACCGGAAATCGATGATCCGCACCGCCATGTCGGTCGGCATTACGGAGCAGGAACTCGGAAGTTTGCGCGATGCGCGCCAAACCATGCTTCTGTACAAGGCCGCCAAATTGGATGCGCTGATGGCCAACAAGCCGAAGCCCGTCCGACAGCAAGGAAGTCTGAGGCCGGGTGCCATCTCGTCAAGAGCCGCCCCCAATGGTCAAGCCCGAGCTGAGCGCCGTCTCCAACGCACAGGCAGCGTCCGTGATGCTGCGCGTGCATTTGAACAGGATCTCGACCGCGAGGGTTAACCATGGCCAAAGTAGCCAATGCATTTACGACATATCAGGCGGGCGGCAACCGCGAAGACTTGAGCGATCGCATCTATAACATCGATCCATTTGACACCCCAGGTGTCAGTATGATCGGTCGCCGCAATGTAAAGAATAGAACTTTCGACTGGCAGACCGAGAATATGCCGGTCGTCGATGCCAACAATGCGCAGGAAGAAGGGTTCGAGCTGGTCCGCTCGCCGGCGACGCCGACCGTGCGGCAGACCAATCTGACCCAGATCTCGAAGCGCGACGCCACCGTCTCGGCTTCGCAGGAGGCTTCCGACCAGGCCGGCAAGAATTCCGAGATGGCCCACCAGATGGCCATGAAGTCCAAGGCGCTGAAGTCCGACGTCGAGGTGATCGCCTTCTCGCGTCAGGCCAAGTCCTCGGACGATTCAACCACCGGCATCCGCAAGACCGAGTCGATTCCGCACCAGATCGCCCGGGCGGCTGACAAGGCCGGCACCAAGGGCACGCACGTCTTTGGCACCACGACCGGCCTGCCGGTGGCCTCGACCGATGTCTGGGCCGATCCGGCGGATGTCCCTTTTACCGAGGCGATGCTCGGCGATGCGATGGCCAAGGCCTATGCCGACGGCGCCGAACCGACCCGGCTGATCGTGCCCTACAACATCAAGCGCGGGCTGGTGCATTTCAAAGGCCGTGAGTCGACCCAGGTGCTGGTCGGCAAGACCGAAGTTGTGGCCACGGTCGATGTGATCGCCACCGACGGCGGCCGGGTGACCGCGATGCCGTCGCGCTGGCTGCCGATCGATATGGGGCTGCTGCTCGACCCGGAATATGCGCGGCTCGCCTTCTTCCGCAATTTCCGCCAGTACCCGATCGCCAAGATCGGCGATGCCGAGACCCGGATGATCATCGTCGAGTGGGGCACCCAGGTGGATTCGGGGCTCGCCCATATCGTCTTCAACGGCATCACCCCGACGACGGCGCCGGCGCTGATGTCGACCCAGGCTTTCGTCGAGAACCCGGCCGCGGCTGGCGGACTGTCGGCTGAGGAACAGAAGCGTGTGGGCCAAGCGCCGCCGGCACCGCAGCTTGGTCGTGAGCGGCAGAAAGATCCGGTTGAACGGAAGTAGGCATGCCCGAACGCAAGTTCGTCTACCAGGACGAGTGCGGTATGCGCCGCACTCTCGTCTGGGATGAGGCCGAGCCGGATCGTTTTGGGGTGTTTGCGGAAGCCGACATCACCAATCTGGAGCGGCTGAACCGCGAGCAGGGCGAGCGCGAAAGCGCCCGCCGTGCTATGACGACGGTGGCGCGTGTGCCCTTTCCGATTTGGGAAACGGCCTATCATCAGAACTGGGATGAGGCCGACTGGACCAGGTTCCTGAACGACGGCGACAACGCCGTCTTCAGGGTCTGGAAGGGCCGGCTCTAAGGGGGCACGCTATGGGCGGCGCGGGCAATACCGGACAGGAACCAGGCGACCAGACGGCAGCCACCGGCGGCGGCACCACGCCGCTGCCGGGCTGGGGTACTGCAGGCGCGACGCCGGGCAATCCGACCGGACCGCAGACCGGCGTGCCGCCGCCCAACACCCTGCCGGAATCGCTGCGGCCCTATGAGTTGGAGACGCCGAGCGTCGGCAGCGGGCCCGCAACCGGCTTGTTGGCCCCGGGTGCGCCGAGCGGGGCGCTGGGCTTCAACTCCAATCCGTATCCGACGCATGACGAGGTGCCGACCTACGGCGCTCCGGCTCCGCCGCCGGCTGCTGCTGCGGTTGACACCGATCCCTGGGGCGGCCGGGTGCAGATTTATGGCACCGGCGCGGAGGGCTTCGCCACCGACACCCAAAGCTCGTATATGCAGCGCTGGCCGAGCTGGGCCCAGGCTGAGCAGAAGCCCGGCACTGATACCTGGTGGCTGCCGAAGGGCGTGACGCGGTGACGGCGCCCTTCGTCGCGATCTTCATGGAGACCCTGAAGAGCTGGGTCGACGACCATGATGTCACTGACGAAATGCTGCTGTCGTGGATCGCGATGGCGGAGGAGCGGTTCAACAACGAGCTGCGGGCGCTGGAGATGGTCTCCACCCGGCGGGTGCAGCTCGACCATCAATGCGTGCCGCTGCCATCCGACTTTCTCGAAATGGTGATGTGCCGCTACACCGAGAGCGGGCTGCCGCTGCGGCACGTGCCGCCGGATGAGTATTACCGCCTGCGCAGCGCGACGGAATACTACTTATCCGGCCCGCAGACCACGGCGATCACCTATCTCGATCCGATGACCGGGGCGCCGCTCGGGCCACTGCCGCGGCAGCCGGCTTTCATCGACTATCCCGGCCGGTCCGGTCCGCAGCTGCCCTTGGCGCGCAACGTTTACACCACGCTCGGCCGGACGATGCATATCCATCCGACCGTGGTGACGCCCGAGGAGGGCGTCGTTCCGACCGAGGTCGAGCTGACCTATTACGCCATGCTGCCGCCGTTGGCTGACGCGACCGAGCCGACCCCGATCTTTCGGAGGGCGCCGAAGCTCTATCTGTTCGGATCGCTGGCGGCTTCCTCGCCGTATTTTGTCGAGGACCAGCGGGCTCAGCTCTGGGACGGCAACGTCACGGCGCTGATCGCCGGTATGAACGCCGCGGCCCGGCAGGGGGCGATGATTTCCTCGCCCCCGGTCATGCAGGTACGGAGCTTTGGCTGATGAGCTTCCGCTACGGGGACTACAAATATTCGGAGTACGAATACTCCTGGCTCTGGCGCGTGGCGTGGATACTGACGGTCTGCGATCCTAAGAATTGGGAGCTGCACACATGCGCACCGGTCCCCTTAGAGGAACAGCTTGATGGCAACGACAACTCCAGTCCTCAAGCTGGTCAAACCGGCAATCCATGGCGAGGAGACCGACAACGTCTGGGGCTACGACCTCAACGCTAACTTCGACAAGATTGATGCTGCCGTCAGTGCGCTAGGGGGCGCGGCGGTTTCGATCGGCGACACCCCGCCCGCATCTCCTGTTCACGGGCAACTTTTTTGGGAGAGCGACACCGGGGGTTTGTACGTCTTCTACAATGACGGCAACTCGCAGCAATGGGTGCAGGTTAATAGCGTCACCCCGGTTTCAGGGGTGGGCCCGGGGCCTGGGCCAGGGCCAGGGCCGGAAGCGCCGGTCAATACCGTGGCGCCCAGCGTCACCGGGACACTGATGGTCGGGCAGATCCTGACCGTGTCGAACGGGTCCTGGACCAACATCCCGACTGCTTACGCCTATCAGTGGTTCCGCTCCGGCGGCAGCATCGTCGGGGCGATTGCCCAGACCTATGTGCCGGTGGAGGCTGATGTCGGGGCGGCGCTCTATTGCGAGGTCACGGCAACCAACAGCGGCGGGTCCACGCTCGCCCAGAGCAATGTCACGGGGGCGATCTCGCCGGTTCCCGTATCGGTGCCCAGCAACACAACACCTCCGGCGATCACCGGGACTGAGACCGAGGGCCAGACGCTCACGGTGTCGAACGGGACTTGGACCAATAGCCCGACTGCTTACGCCTATCAGTGGTCGAGTGCGGCGGGAGCGATCGTCGGGGCCACCGCGGCGACCTATCTGCTGAAGCCGGCGGATGTGGGAGCGGTGCTGCACTGCAAGGTGACAGCCACCAATGCGAGCGGCTCGACGACGGTCCAAAGTAACTCGACCGGGGTCATCGGGGCGATTGTCGACACCACGCCCGACGCGTTCACTTTCACCGATGTAACCGGCGCCGCGCCGGCGACGGTGTATACCTCCAACGCTATCACCGTGGCGGGCATCAATGCGCCGGCGCCGATCTCGATTGTCGGTGGCACTTACGCGATCAACGGCGGGGCTTATACGGGTGCGGCAGGGACTGTGGTGCTCGGGGATAGCGTCACCGTTCGGGTCACCTCAGCGTCGGCGAATGGCACCGGGGTGAATGCGGCCCTGACCATCGGTGGGGTGCTGGATACCTATACGGTGACCACAGCGGCCGCCGGGGCGCCGAGCAACACGGCTCGGCCGACGATCACCGGCAATCAGACCGTTGGTTTCACGCTCACCGTATCGACCGGGATATGGACCGGCGGTCCGACGGGTTACACCTACCAGTGGTTCAGAGGTTCGACGGCGATCTCGGGCGCAACCGCCATGACCTATCTGCAGCAGGCGGCGGATGCGGGGGCCATCCTCCACTGCAAAGTCACGGCGACGAATGCGAGCGGCTCGACCACGGCGCAAAGTGAATCGACGGGTGTCATTGCCCCGGAAGTTGAGGCAGCGCCGGTGAACACGGTCTTACCCGAGGTCACTGGTTCCCCCATCAAGGGGCAGACGCTGACCGTGTCGGACGGTACCTGGACCGGCAATCCGACAAGTTACATGTACCAATGGTTTAGCGGAACTAACTTCGTCAGTACGGCGAGTACTTATGTCATACAACAGTTTGATGTGAATAAGCTAATACACTGCGACGTTCTGGCGACCAATTCCGGGGGCTCGACAACGGCGTCGAGTAATTCGGTGGGGCCTGTCACGGCGACATTGTAAGGATCAAGCCTGTGCCTTTTGATTTTCCCAGTAACCCTACGCCCGGCCAGATTTTTATTGCTGGCGGGGCTGGCTATACTTGGAATGGCTATGCTTGGCAGCTGGGCGGTACGCATGGTGCCTGGATCGGCGATACGCCGCCGGTATCTCCGACGCACGGACAATTTTTTTGGGAGAGCGATACCGGGGCGCTTTACGTTTATTACAACGACGGTAATTCGCAGCAATGGGTACAGGTCAACGGTACGGTCGGGGGAGAAGGCGGAGGAGGAGCCGGGGTTACGATCAGTGACACTCTGCCGGTGTCGCCGGTTCCAGGACAACTTTTTTGGGAGAGCGACACTGGAATTTTTGCCATCTATTATGACGATGGCACCTCGCAGCAGTGGGTGCAGATTGGTGCTGGGCCAAAGGGCGACACAGGTCCACAAGGGGCTGTGGGGCCACAGGGTATTCCTGGGCCTGTCGGTCCCGAAGGGCCCGCTGGCAGCGATGCGAGTATGGTGTCGTTTCGGGACTTCGGCGGCGGACCGGAGGTGGCTGATAACTCGACCGCGCTGATGGCCTTCAACACTTATGCCCGGGCCGAGAGCGTTGCCGGGCGGGCGGTGGTGATCCGCTCAGAACCTGGCATTCATAACTTCGATCATAGCTTGTGTCTGGGCTATCTGCACGGCATCTCCAAGCTGTATTGGGATATGCGCGGGACGATCTGGCAGAATACTTATAACCAATCGGTTAGCGGCGACGATGACCACAAGGAACTGGCTTGGGGTTCGGCCTTCTGGCCGTTATTCTATGACGGTTACCGGGTCGATACCACGACGATCGGCGCCACCACGGTCAAACTGAAGACCGTCGGCGACCACACCAACTTCGCGGCTGGCAGTTCGGCGCTGCTGGTGTCGCTGGACCTTATGTATTACGGCTTCCCGTCGAATTGCGATCAGTTTGAGTTCGTCAAGATCGTCTCCAAGGATGCCGGTACCGGTGTCATCACGCTGGGGAAGCCGCTGCGCTACGCGCACCGGGACGACTACCCGGACGCCGGCAATCTGAAGCCCTGCGGCAAGGCGCGGCTGTTCCCGCTGGATCTGCCGTTCAATGGCAAGCCCAACTTCTGGGACGTGGACCATTCCTATTGGGGCGGCACGTTCCGGATCGCTCCGACTTCCAATCTGACTCTCATGTATTTGATGGGCCGCAAGAGCCGCTTCATCGACTGCGATCTGCCGGGGGCGACACCGACGATCTGCGAACATGCGCAGCTCCTCGGGGGCCGGCTGTCGAATGGCAGCGAGCCCGACAAGCTGGTCAGCCTGTTTGAAATGGACGGGGTCCATGATGCCTCGACGGTCAATTTCGGCTTCCAGTCGTCGAGCATGGACCGGATCTCGATCCGCAACTGCTATCTGCCCAATACCTTCATCCGGGGCGCGGCGAAGGATATCGCCGTCGACAACTGCTATCTCGGGACGTTGACCGGAGAGCTGGGCTACGGCTCAAACCGGAGCTTCACGCTGCGCAACAGCATCGTTGCCAATGCCGACGACGCGGCGATCCCGTTCAAGCCGATCGTGCAGGGCGCCGTGATCGACGGCACCAACGTCACTTTCAGCAACGGCACGATCCGCATTCTTCTGTCTTATGCCCCGACCTCCAAATACATGTGGAACTGTATCCCCGGACAGGGGGTCAGTCTGCTGTGCGGGGGCGGTGGACAGTTCCTGAGCGGCCCGATCGGGCAGGGCGTCGTCACCCGGATCTACGAGGACGCCACCTACTCTTATATCGAGACCACGCTGCCCTACGCGACCCTGCCGGCCTGGGCCAATGGCCAGGTCCGCTTCAACCGCACCGGCCGGGTCATCATCGAGAACTGCACCGGGGGTGACGGCATCCGGCGGATGTCGGATGCGACCGCGCGCGGCAAGCAGCCGGGCGAGTTGTTCCGTGACGTCTTCCTCGGCAAGCCGGCCCTCGACAACGGCCACTGGACCGGCCGCACCGGCCGGCTGATCCGGCTGGGGGCGGTGGTGCACCAGAAGTCGGCCGGGACGAGTGGCCGGCTCATCATCACCAATTACAGCGTGCTGCGCACCGACACGATGGCCGATGCGGTCTCCATGCAGATGGATATCGACACCTCGATTGTCGGCCGGCGGGAGTTCACCCTGACAGCCATGACCGGCAAGCAGCCCAACGATCAGGTCCTAGTCGCGTCGGTGGCGCAGACCATGCTGCCGAGCGACCGGTGGTTCGGCGGTGGGTCACTGTTCTGGGGTTATGCGGGCATCGATTTCGCCGGCTCGCAGCCCTACCAGTTGCCGATTGTCGAGATTGAAATGGAGTTCGATGTCGGCCTGTTCGCCAAGTCGATCCCGGTCGCGAAGGACACACAAGGGTCCTCGGTTGCCGCCGTCGTCGGCACGCTGCTTTAAGGACCCGGCACCATGGCCTTTGACTTCCCCAGCAATCCGACGGATGGCCAGGTCTTCACCTCTGGTGATGCCTCCTACATCTGGAACGGCTATCTCTGGATGGTTGAGGCTCTCGGGCAGCCAGGGTCTGGGGGTGCAGTTCCGACGCCGCTGGCGGATGCCCGGGCGGCGGCGATCACCACTCGGGGCGGATCACAGTCGCCGGCGACCATCGCCGCCGTCAAGCAGTTGGAGCGGGATCTGGCGCTGGCCGGGCTGACGGTCAAGTTCGTCTATTTCAATCCTCGGTGCGGCAACGATCTGATCGCCGCCCGCTCTCCACTGATTGCCACTAATGGGCCGGGTTTTGATACCCAGACAGGGACCTTTTCGACCTGGGTGGAGGGCCTCGGGCTGGCCGGCACAGGCAACATGGACACGGGGGTTAATGCCGAAGCCGCTGGCCTGACGACCTCCTCATCCTGCATGGGCCTCTACATGTTGGAGGATGCCAAGACTGACAACGCCAGTATCGCGGCGGATTACACTTATGCCGCCGGTGAGAAATATCTAACTTTAGCTAGTCGTGGCTACGGCCAATACATAATGTACGATGCTTTCAGCGCTATAGATAACGGCCGGGTGCAGACGGATGGTTCATTGCTTGCCCTGCCGGATTCAGCCCGTACCAAGGGTCTTATCTGTGGGTCCCGGTATTCGTCGACAGCCGCCCTGATTGCTCGGAACGGGGTCATCCGGGGCGTGACGACAGGCGTAACGCCACACCTTCCTCCTGCGGTCCCCCGCAAAGTCTACACGGCCCCAGGCGCTTCTGGTGGGGATTTCATCGGTTTCGGGCTGACGCCCGACGATGTGGCCCTGCTGTTCTGGATTTTGCATGAGTTCAACACAGCCCTCGGTCGGGCGGTGATGGCCGAAGGGGTCGTCGGGATCAACTCGGTCCCGAACCCATTTACGTTTACCGATGTCACTGCGGTTCCTTTGTCCTCGGTCTCGACCTCCAACATCATCACCGTCTCCGGCCTTTCTCCAGGTATGAGCACCCCTGTTACCGTCACTGGCGGTGAGTATTCCAAAAACGGCGGCGCCTGGTCGACCCTCCCCACCACAGCGGTCAACACCGACACCTTTGCCGTCCGGCACACCAACTCAGGCGCTGATTTCACCGCCACCGACACCACCCTGACCATCGGCGGTGTCAGCGACACCTTCACCTCGACCACGACTGGCACCGTGCCGGCGACGGCCCCGGTTGCCTGGGACCCAGCCGGAAGCGGGTTCATGACCGTTGTTGGTGGTTCGCAGAACCGCACCGCAACCCGTGGGACGACTGCGGGAGGGGCGTATCTCAGCGCGAAGTCGGCCACCTCGCAGGCAACCGGGCTGCGATATGTCGAGGTTCATGTCGATGTTTTTGGCAGTGCTGGAACTAACATTGGTGTCGGTGGATCGGCGGCAAATGTCGATAGCCATCCTGGTTCAGATGACTTCGGTGTTGGCTATGCAGCTAACTTCGGGTCTTTTTATAAGAATGGTGGTAGTTCCGGGGTGGCCAACCCTGGGGCTTATGTTGCTGGTGACGTTATCGGGATTTTGGTCGATTTCACCGCCCATACAGTGAAGATGAATAAGAACGGTGGTACGTTCAGCGCGACAGTTGATATCACTTCGCTGGGGACAAATGTCTTCATTTTCGCCGGTTTGAGTGCCACGCCGCATTCAAGCGTCACGCTCAACAACCCGTTGACCTATTCGCTTCCCAGTGGGGCGACCAAGTGGGATGGCACCACATGACTTTACAGGCGGCCATCACCCTCACCCCCGCGCAGTTGCACGAGAACGGCCGCACCCCGGCGCTGGTCTCGGTCGGCGGCGGCAACGACTACTACGATGTCGGCAACGGCGCCTACTGGGAGTTCACCACATCGGCCCGATACGCTGAGCTGGACGGCTATGCGACGGCGCCGTTCGGTGTCGGCGGTGTCACCAACCGGATCTGTGCCCGCACCATCCAAGGCGGTAAGACCGAAGATCGGTTCTTTAAGGTGCCCGAAGCACTCGGGGCCTTCACCGCCAAACTGTTGTTGCCCGCCGGGACCAATAAGACGGTGCAGATCTTTGTCCCGGCCCAATACGCCATGTCAGGTGGCGCCGCACCTGTTGGCGTCTATCCGATCCGTGTCCGGTTCGATGCTGCGGCGACGGCAGTCGCTCCGGTGCTGCTGGCCAAGCATGTCGTGATCTATGGCGACAGCATCGCCTCGGGGGGCGTCGGTGTCTGCCCGACCCTGTTCGGCTATGCCGGGCTGATGAAGCGGCCCGCCGCCAATGGTGGCTATGACGGTAGTGTGACGCTGGTCTCGCATGGCTACCGGCGTTTGTTGGATGATTGCGACACCGCGCCCAAGCGGACAGCCTTCGCCAGTTTTCTCGTCAGTCTGAATCCGACCAAGATAATCCTCGCCATCGGGTCGAACGACCAGGCGGTTCCCGGCGGTCCGAACTTGGCGAGTTTTACCGCCTATTACGGGGGGCTGCTGGACGCGATCCACGCCATCGCCTCCACCATTCCGGTTGTCTGTAGCAGCCCGATCATCCGCGATGAGACCGCCACCACCAATGGCTGGACCATGCCGCAGGGCCGGACAGCGATCGCCGGCGAGGTGACGGCCCGTGCCGGCTGGAGCGTACCGCCGGTCTACATGAACGGTCTGCCGATCTGCACCTTGAGCGATTTGCCGGATGGGACCCACCCCGGCACGACCACGAACGAGACCAAAATGCTGCCAGCTTTCCTGGCCGTCGCGTGATGGGAGGCTGCTATCGCCTTTGATTTCCCAAGCAATCCGACGCTAGGCCAGGTCTTCCTGGCCAACGGCATCGACTACACCTGGAACGGCTATGCCTGGACCGGCGGCGGCTTTCCCGAAGCCGGGGTGGGCGGAACCGCGCTGCCGAGCGGCGGGGTCAAGGATCAGGTCCTGACCAAGCTCTCCCCGGCTGATCAGGATGCCGGCTGGGTCAATCTGCCGGTACCATCGACTGCCGGAAAAGTGCCCGACGGCGGGACCACCAACCAGGTTCTGACCAAGCTCTCCAACGCCAACCAGAACACCGGTTGGACTACGCCGGCCAGCGGCGGCAGCAACTACGTCCACCCGACCGGTGACGGCAATCTGCATGTACCGGCCACCGGCACGTCCAACAACGCCAAACGGCTGACCGCAGGGGCGTCGGCCGGCAGCCTGACCTGGACCCGGCCCGGCATCTATCAGGGCACCTGGAACGCCTCCACCAATTCCCCCGCCTTGGTTTCAGGCTCGGGCACGGCGGATGATTTCTACACCGTCGGCACCGCGGGTTCGACCGATATCGACGGCACCGCGGCCTGGGTGGTGGGGGACCAGATCCGGTTCAATGGTTCGATCTGGCAGAAAGTGCCGGCGCCCCCCGCGGGGGCAGGGGGCGGGGCGCCTGCCTATGTCCACCCGACCGGGGACGGCAACCTGCACGTTCCGGCGACTGGGACCACCAACAACGGCAAGGTGCTGACGGCTGGCTCATCAGCCGGCAGTCTGTCCTGGCAGACACCGGCGGCTGGCGGTGGTGGCGGCGGGGCGTTTTTGCTGCCCGATCTGGTGACCCTTGGCGGCGTGGGGGATGGTGTCACCAGCAACGATGCGGCGTTTACCGCAGCCGAAGCCCATGCCAGCCCGGTGATCTGGATACCGCCCGGCACCTTCGTCACCAGCAAGACCGATCTGACCAAGCGCTATACGGGCGCCGGTAAGATCAAGCTTGGCTCCGGCACGGCTTTCGATGACGTGGCGTTTGTCCGGACCCGCGTCCCGCCCAGTCTTTATTACGACGGGGCGACCGGGCGGATGAATGGGTCATGGACCGCGATCGGCACGCCCGCCACGGCCAATCTGCGCAACGGCTGGTCGTCCGCTATGCACACGGATGGCGGCCAGACCAACACTTATTTCGACGCCGCTGTTACCCCGTATCATGTGGTCTTCGATAATTATGGGGGGCATGCCGGCAAGTCGGCTGTGTTGAACACTCCCGCCAACAACGGCGCTAACTCCATTCAGGTGCAGGGGCCGGGGGCCGAGGTCGTCGTCGGCGCCAAAATCCGGATGTGGGGCGACAATTATAGCGATTACACCGTCACCAGCGTGACGTCTGCCGGAGGTTCCAACGCCAATCTCGGCCTAAATCGGGCGGTCTATAACGGCCCGTATCCGGCCTATTACAGCTATGTGACCATTTCCGACCGGACTATGAGTACGGCTTATTACACCGAAGTTGCACATCGGGGTGGCGGCGACTCCTATGTGCATGTCGGCAACATGGTTGTTACGAACCAGTATAATAAGAACGCCGGCCAAAGCTACTTTATGAACACCGCTACTGGCGGGCTGTTCGGCGGTAGTATGTACGGCGATGGGCCGAGCATCTTTCTGACTGCCTATGAGGTCCAGTACAGCCATAACCCCAATTATAATATCGCGGTCTGTCACGAGCCGATCGCTTTCGACCGGCAGAAGAATGATGACTCAGGCGATTGCCGTTGGTTCGGCAATTGGTTCAAAAGCCCGTACATGGCGATGGATGCCGCCTACTTTTTGAATGGCAACTTCAAGGTCGGTTTCGATACCGTTAATGCGGCCCATACCGTTAGCGGTTCCGCACAGCCCTTCGCCGCGATCAATATGGGGACCAACCAGCGGCATTATTATAATTCAATCGCGACCAGCAGCAACTTTGGTTACTATTATAATGGCAATTGGTTCGGTGATTGTTATCGCCGGCATAACGGTTCCAACAACACCTTGGAGGATTTCGTCAGCGGCTCGCCGGCTCTGGCCCAGGGGGCGACCGCGACGCAGATGAAGCGGGTGCTGGTCTGCGAGCGGGATGTCGAGCATCACGGCCAAGTCGTTAACGCTTCTGACGAGCGGCTGAAGGAAAACGTCCGCGACATGCCGGGCGGGCTGAATGTGGTCGATGGGCTGCATCCGGTCATCTTCGACTGGATCGGCGAGGGCAAGAAAGACGATCTCGGGCTGATCGCCCAGGAGGTGCAGGCCATCGCGCCCGAGCTGGTGGTCCAGACCAAGAGCGAGGAGGGCTACCTGGCGGTCGACTACAGCAAGGGCGTCGTTATGCATCTGGTGCTGGCGGTCCAGCAGCTTTCGGACAAGGTCGCGGCGCTGGAAGCGGTACTCGCCGCGAAGGGATGATCGTGAACCAATTCATCGGGCAGGCCGTCGACAGCCTGAAGTCATCGCCGGTGGTCCTGGCGCTGATCCTGCTCAACGTCATCATGGTCAGTGCGGCGATGTGGTTTCTGAGTGCCCTGGCGGTGGCGCAGCAGGGGCGCTTTGAGACGCTGCTGAAGGCCTGCATTGCGAGGATGCCGTGAGTTTCGACACCCGCCCCCTGCTGTTGCTCGACTTCAACGGCACGGTGCATCGCTATGGGCGGGGCTGGCAGGACGGGGTCTACTACGATGTGCCGACCGACGGCTTCAAGGACTGGGCCGAGGAGGCGAGCCGGGAGTTCCGGCTGGCGCTGTTCCCGGCGCGGGCCAAGACCCACGGCGACGTCCAGCGTGTGCGGAAATGGCTGCGGCAGCACAAGCTCGGTCACATCGCCTTCGACGTCGTGACCTCCGTGCCGATCGGTCCGCGGCTGAAGATCGACGACCGGGCGCTGACCTTTACCGGCAATTGGGCGGACTTCCCGATGCAGCGGTTGCGCGATTTCAAAACCTGGTCGGGCCGATGAGCTTCGACAGGGCCGTCTTCTTCAACGCCGTGCGGGGGTCGATCTTCCATGGCTCGATGACCCAACAGCAGGTCGATGGCATGAACGCCATCCTCGACGCCTGGGAGGTCAACCCGCGCTCAAACAACCTGCGGCACCTAGCCTATCCGCTCGCCACCACCGCGCATGAGACCGGCTTCACCATGGCGCCGATCGAGGAGTACGGCAAAGGCAAAGGGATGGCCTATGGCCAGCCCGACCCCGAGACCGGCCAGACCTATTACGGCCGTGGGTACGTTCAGCTCACTTGGCGCGATAATTATGCGCGGGCTGATGAAGAACTCGGGTTTCAGAATGTCGACAGCCTGGAATGGCACGCGGAGCGCGCTCTCGATCACCACGTCGCCGCGCAGGTGATGTTCGAAGGGATGTGCGAGGGCTGGTTCAGGAGCGACAGCGAGGGCTGCCAGGACCTCGACCGCTACTTTAACGAAGACGTGGACGACTCGTACGGCGCCCGCGAGATCATCAATGGCGACAAACACATCGTCCCCTCATGGTCGGGCGGCGTCTCGATCGGCAATCTGATCAAGGGCTACCACATCCATTTCCTGGCTGCTTTGGAAGCCGCCTCGATGCCGGCCCCGCTGGTTGGGCAGGTCTACATCAAGACCATCACCATCACCTCGAGCGCGCCGATCCAGATTGTGGTCGAGGATGAGCTTGTGGAGATGGCATCCGATAGCTCAGTATCACCCCCACCTCTGGAGCCTGTAAATGCCCCGCGACGCGACCGGCCGGACCGGCCTGAAAATGAGCCAGCTCAAGGCCAAGGGGAAGCCGGAAAACCCATTCGCCAAGAAGAAGGGCTCGGGCGAGTTCCCAAGCCTGGAAAGTACAAACTTTTTCGATCCCAAGTCGCTCGGCATGCAGGCTGGCCGTGGCTCCGCTTTGCCCCGCCGTAAGGCCGCGCCGCTGGAGATGGAGTTCAGCTCTGTGCCGGGGCCGGTGCGCAAGCCACCGCCCAAGAAGCCGCTGAAACTAAAGGGGACTGATCCCACGGAGGTCTACTGAGATGAAGAACGGTCCAAAGCCCCGGCAGCCGGGTGCGGGTAAACAATTCGGTGGTGGCGGCGGGCGCACCCCGTTCACGGCCACGCCGAAGAAGGCCACGGCCGCCATGCAGGGGACCGCTCCCCCGTCTGAGGCGCCGCAGAAGTCGATCACCCGCAAGAACGCCCGCAAGAACACCGTCAAGGGCGGCGGCAAGAGCGTCTTCTGATGCCCTGGCGGAGCAAAGACGTCCCGGCCAAGACCAGCAAGGCCAAGAGCGCGGTGGCCAAAAAGCAATGGACCAGCACGGCCAATGCCGTGCTGGCCAAGACCGGCGATGATGGCAAGGCGATCCGGATTGCCAACGCCGCCGTGAAACGCAGAAAGAAGCCCTAATGCCCGATAGCATCACCGAGTTTTACGACTTCGTAAAACCGGAGGTCGACGCTTCAGCAGACACTTGGGGCGAGAAGCTCAACGCCAATTTGGACAAGCTCGACCGGGCGCTGCGCAACTGCCTGGTGGTGTCCTCGCCGCCCGAGTTTTCGACGCCGCTGACGGCGCAGGGCTCGACGATTCCGATCTACGTGCCCGCTCAGGCGGACGGGGCGGTGATCGCCAATCCGCAACTGGTGGCCACCCAGGGTTGGGTCGACTTACGCATCCGGCAGCTGCTGAATCAGTTCATTCCGGTCAACACCATCATGCTGTGGTGGGGCGCCTTCGGCTCGGTTCCGGCCGGCTGGACCTTCTGCGACGGCACGCTCGGCTCGCCTGACTTACGCGACCGCTTCGTCCTCTGCGCCGGCAACCTGCTGCCACCGCAGACCGCTGGCGGCAAGACCACGGCGCTACCGGGCGAGCACGGCCACGCCAACCAGTACAACATCTACCCCGGGCCGGAGGGGTCGCTGTTCTATCCGGTCCATAACGGCGTGGCGATCTACCCAGACGGGACCGCGACGCTGCCCTATTTCGCGGTGCTGTACATCCGCAAATACGCGGCCTGGTAATGAACCCGATCGCCGTCGACATCCCGCCCGGCGTCGTCCGCACCAAGACCCAGGCGGGCGTCGGCCTGCACTGGTACGACTCGCATCTAATGCGCTGGGTGTCGGGCCGTATGCGGCCGATCCTTGGCTGGGAGACGATGACTTTCCCGGCCTTTGCCGACTTCCCGACGCCGATTCGGGCGCTGCATCGCTGGGTCGATCTGCAGGGCGCCGAGCGGATCGCCGTGCTGTGCGAGACTCGCCTGTTCGTCATCGAGGGCGAGACGGTGATCGATATCTCGCCGCTCGAGGAAAAGAACCCCGACGGCAGCATCCGCTACGCGGCGGGCATCAAGGGGCCGACCAGCGCCACCATCGGCGGCTACGGCAACGACAAATACGACACCGGCACTTACGACACGCCGCGCGGCAACCGCCTGACCACCCGCAAGACCGGCGAGATCTGGCGGCTGGCGAATTGGGGCGAGCACCTGATCGCCATGGCCTCATCCGACGGCCGGCTGCTGCGCTGGATGCCCAACACACCCAATGCCGAGCGGGTCAAGGGCCAGCTTAGCGGCAGCACGTTCTTCGCCCCGGAAGGCAACCGCACCTTTGTGATTACCCCCGAACGCTACGTCATCCTGTTCGGCATCGACGGCCGGGTGAACAAGTTCGGCTGGTGCAGCCAGGAGGATATCGAGGACTGGGATTTCGCCAACGTCGTCAATACGGCCGGCTTCTACGAAGTCGAGCCGATGAGCCGCATCATCGACGCCCAGGTGGCGCGCTACACGACCATCTTCTGGACCATTCAGGGCGCTTACGTCATCCAGTATCGCGGGCTGCCCTACATTTACACCTACGATTACTTAGGTAGTTTCGCCGGGCCGCTGTCGGGCCAAGCGGCGGCGGTGTTCTCCGGCACGGTGATCTGGCCCGCCTTGGATGGGTTCTGGCAATTCGACGGCTCGGCGGTCACCCAGGTGGTCTGCTCGGTCTTGGATTGGTTCCAGCAGAGCCTCGACGAGAAGAGCACCCGCGCGCATATGGCCGGCTGGTTCAACGGTGCGGCCAGCGAAATCTGGTGGTGTTACCCGTCCAAAGGCAAAGCTGAAAACGACAAGCTGATCGTCTACAACTTCCAGGAGGGCTGGTGGTCGATCGGCAATCTGGAGCGCACCTGCGGTTATCCCGGCACGCTCGCCGCCTTCCCGATCATGGCCTCAGCTACACGGCTCTACCGGCACGAGAAGGGGGCCACCTATCCGGGCGCCGCGCTGCCGTGGATTCGCTCCGGCA